GCGGGGCTCTCGGCACAGGACGGGTATTTCACGACGCTCGTGAAGTCGGGTAAGCCGAAGGATCAGAAGACGCTCACGAATGAACAGATCAACCAGTGTGGCGAATACCTCAAGCGCGAGCTGGAGATTCTCAAGCCGCCGGTGGTCGTGACACTCGGGAGCAACGCGGCGCGCTTCTTTGCGCCGGGCGTGAAGGGTGGCTCGATGGAGCTCGCGGGCAAGGTCATCTTCGACCCGAAGCTCGACGCCTCAATTGTTTTTGGCATCAACCCGGGGCAGATTTTCCATGACCCGGGCAAGTATTCCGTTTTGCAAACCGTGGCCGCGAAGGTGGCCGACCTTATCACCTGACACTCAAGGAACAAACATGAGCACCGATACGCTCTCGATCGAAGAAATGGCTGCCCTCGTCGGCGACCTGGAGAACCCGCCCGTCGCCGGCACGAACGCCGCAGTGAGCGCGCCCACCGTAGCGGCCGCAGCCAATGCGCCGACACCCGCCGCCGCACCGGCGCCTGCCGTCACGAAGTCGGGCTTGAAGGTGTTCGTGGACGTGGCGCAGCTCAAGAAGGATCTGCAGGTCAACCCGAACGATCTGGACGATGCGGTCATCAGCCAGGCGCCGATGTTCGTGCACTACGCGCAGCAAGCCGCGTATGCGCGCCGCCAGCATGAGAAGGCGAAGCTCGCTGCCGACATTCTCGAAAGCCAGCTTGATAGCGCCTGGCGCAAGAAGCTCGCAGAGGACGGCGGCAAGGTCACCGAGAAGATGGTCGAGAACGCCGTGAAGGCCGACCCGCGCTACGCGAACGCGCAGAACCAGATCATCGAGGCGCGCGCGCTCTTCGACATCGCCAACGACGCGCGCGAAGCCTACATGCAGCGCAAGGACATGATCGTGCAGGTGTCGGTCGATCGTCGGCGCGAGCGCGAAGGCCAGCTGCGCATCCTCGCTGCGAAGGAGGGCGAGAACGCTACGCAGTCGGGCCGCGAAGCCGCGCTCGCCGCTGAAGCCGCGCGCCGTCAAGCCGCCTAAAGGATCTTTCAACTTTTTCGAGGTCCGGTAAGCTACCCGTTACTATACTGAATCATGCAGGGCGAGACGGTGACGAAGCTGTCACAGGATTGCCCGCAAAACCTGTGACTTACTACCTCCAAACTTCTGACTAAGGAAACAAAACCATGTCAACTGCTCAACTGATGGAACTGCTCGCGAAGCGCAAGGCTGCAACCGGTGGTCAAAAGACGATCAAGCCGAAGGCTGGTCGCAACCGTTACCGCATCCTCCCGGGATGGCGCAAGAACGGTGACCCGACGTTCTTCCATGACTTCGGTCAGCACTTCATCAAGGATGCAGCCGGTCAGGTGAAAGCCGTCTACATCTGCGCGGACAAGACCTTCGGTCGTCCGTGCGAGGTGTGCGATGCGGTCGCGCAGGGCATCCAGATGTCCACCGATGACGTGCAAAAGAAGCGCGTCGAGGATGCGAAGTCGAGCGGTCGTGTGCTGCTCAACGTCCTCGAGCTCGACGGCACGCAGCCGACGGTGCCGCAGATTCTCGAAGTCGCGCCGACCGTGTTCAACGGCAAGAAGGGCGTGGGCGGCATCATCGCGCTGTTCGACGAGTGGCCGAACATGCTCGATCCGAACACGGGCAACGACATCATCGTCGAGAAGTCCGGCTCGGGCCTCGACACGGCCTACAGCGTGCAGATCGCAGGTGCCTCGAAGCCGGTTCCGGCCGATGCGCTCACGAAGCTGTGCGACCTCGACGCCTACGTGATGCAGGAGAACGCGCAAGCGCAGCAGCGCGCGCTCGCCTCGGTGCGTCAAGTCGCGGGCCTCCCGGCACCGACCCAGACCTACCAGCCGGCAGCGCTCCCGTCGGGTGCCGCGAACGCCTACACCGCGCAGGAGGCCGCACCGTGGGAAGCGGACGAGACGCTCGACATCGGCTCGCTCGCAAATCCGGCAGCGGCCGCAGCAGTGGCCCAGCCGGTAGCAGCAGCGGTCGCGCACCCCGCCGCAACGGTGGAAGTGGCAGCAGCGGTCGCAGCGGTCGCCACGCAGGTTGTGCAGCCGGCAGCGGTCGCACAGCCGGCGGTCGCAACGCCCGCGCCGGCAGCAGTGGCCCAGCCCGCAGTCGCAGCAGCCCCGGCGGCCGCCGCGGGCACGGGTGACCCGGAGCTCGACGCTCTGCTCGCGGGCCTGTAATCGAAGCCTGATGTAACGACCAGCGGCGGGGCTCACACCTCGCCGCTTCTCATTGAGAGGTTTCGATAGTGGCAAAGAACACCATCCTCGTTGACGCGAACTCAATCGGGCGCGCGTCGCACTCCGGCACCGTGCTCACGGTCGGCAAGTTCCAGACACAGGCAGTCTTCGGGTTCGTCCGCTCAATGGGCGCGCTCTACCGCGACTACCCGGCGTTCAATTCGTCCTTCGTGCTGTGGGACGGGCGCGCAGAGTTCCGCTTTGCGATCTACCCCGACTACAAAGTCAAGCGCAAGGACGCGCTGGTCGATCCGGTGAAGGCCGCCGAGCGCGCGACATACGACGCACAGGTGCCCTTCATCAAGAAGGCGCTCGACCTGTTGGGCGTGCCGCAGATGGTGAACGCCGAGCGTGAAGCCGACGACCTCGCGGGTTTCTTCGTGCCGCGTCTGACGAAAGCGGGCAAGGTGCTGGTAGTCACGGGCGACACCGACTGGTGGCAGCTCGTCGGCCCGAACTGTGATTGGTTCGATCCTCGCAAAGCGGGCATGTATGTGTCGATGAACGACTTCTTCCAGAAGACCGGCTACTTCACCCCGGACGAATACATCGAGGGCAAGGCGCTGATCGGGGATTCGACCGACGACATTCCGCCGGCCGGCGGCATCGGCAAGAAGGGCGCACCGGAGTTCATGGCGCAGTTTCGCTCGATGCAGAAGTTCCGCGACATGTGCGACGCGGGCGAATTTCAGCCGAAGCTCAAGAAGCACGTCGAGCTGTGGAAGGGCGAGAGCCGCCGCAATTGGGACAGGAACATGCAGCTGATGGACCTGCGCAACGCGCCCGCACCGGACCCGGCGAAGACCACGATCACGCAAGGCACGCTCAACGAGGATGGGTTTCGCGCGCTGTGTGAGCGCCTCGCATTTCGGTCGATTCTCGCGCAATGGGATCACTTCATGACCCCGTTTCGCCAACGTTACCAGGCGCGTCTCGCGCGCGCCGCTTGAAGGACACAGAACATGGACGACATTGTGATTGAAAAGAACGTCCCGCCGCCGAAGGCAGGACACGGTTCATGGGGCAGCGTGCTCGCCCGCATGGAGATCAACGACTCGTTTGTCACCGACGACGAGAAGGCAGCACGCGGGGCGATTCGCGTCGCGGCCGCGCGCCTGAACATCAACCTGACGATCCGCAAAGAAGTGGACGCAGCCGGCAAACCCGTTGAAGGAAAAATGCGCGTGTGGCGCGTCGAAAAGGAGCAAGCATAATGGGTATCGCTGACGATCTGGCAAAAGCAATCATGGGCGCGGTGGGTGAGTCCGACGCGGAGCTGGAGGTTCCCGGCTACATCGACACTGGCTACGAGCCGCTCAATGAGATTCTCTCGGGCGACCCGAAGAACGGCGGTGTTGCTATGGGTCGCATCTTCGAAATCTTCGGCCCGTCATCGTCGGGCAAGACCTGGCTCGCCACGCAGCTTATGAAGCAGGCTCAGGTAATGGGCGGCATCGCGCTGTTCATGGACCACGAACTGACCTTCCAGCAGCCGTTCGCTGAGAGGTCGGGCCTCAAGACGGAGTTCCCGTGGTTCATCTACAAGCGCCCCGATACGTGGGAAGCCTCGAACACGATGGCGCTGCAAGCGGCCGACGCGATTCGCAAGAGCAAGAAGCTCGATCCGCTCGCGCCCATCGTGGTCGTGTTCGATTCGGTCGCCGCGATGATCCCGCAGTCCGTGTTCGAGAAGGGCATCACGGACTACAACATGAACGACACGACCGCGCTCGCTCGCGTGTCCTCGACGACGCTCAAGTCGATCAATCAGCAGTCGGCGAAGATGAACGTGACGATCGTCTACCTGAACCAGATCCGCACGAAGCCGGGCGTGGTTTATGGTGACCCGACGACGACCCCGGGCGGCTCGGCCTTCGAGTTCTACGCGACCGGCCGTCTCGCGCTTGGCAAGAAGTTCATCAAGGCGAAGGTCAACGGCAAGGACGAGATCGTCGGACAGCTGATGGGCATCGAGACGAAGAAGAACAAGCTGGCTCGCCCGCGTCAGGAGGTCGATTTGCGCCTGCAGTTCCTCGACGATGGCATGACTACCGTGAACCTGACCCTCTCGCTGCTCGACCACGCGGTCGCCGTGGGCAAGCTCAAGAAGCTCTCGACGGGCCGCATCGAGTGGGTGAATGGTTCGAGCTACCCGCCGGGCCAGCTCGCCGACATGATCGACAAGGGCGGCCTCAAGACGACGCTCCTGCACGTCATCTATCCGAACCACTACCCGGCCCCGACGGTCGCTCCGGTGGCAGCAGCAGCCTAACGCATCCCGCTCCCTATACTCGAAAGCAGGTTAATCGAGATAGGGAGCGCGCGATGGAACAACACGTGATCGAATTTGCGCCGCCGGCCGAAGGGCTCGACGGCGTTTCTGTTTTCAACACCTTTCGCCTTGGGCGCGTGTGGCACGAACGTCTGAAAGAGGGCGACGAGGTGTTCCTCATGTGGTCAAAGAAGATGCAGGTGTTCGCCCGTGCGCGCGTCGGTGCCGTGCATAAGGGCAAGCTGCGTGAGCTCGCCAACGAGCATGCGCGCTTCAACCACAACCAGCTTGCGCTGGAAGTCGCGGGCTCTGCGGATCGCTTGATCGCCAACATGACCAAGCGCTATGGTCCGCACCTAATCAACGACACTAAGCTCTGCACTGTCATTTATTTACAGGTGATTCCATGATCGAAATTCCAATCGAACTGCCCGAGGGCTGGCGCGCGGCGCGCTACGACAACGAGTGTGTGATGATCGAGGCACCTGGCCCGGGCTTCGCCACCATCAACGTGAAGGAGCGCTCCTTCGTGCTCGGCTGCATGCGCCCGCGCCGCACCGTGCTCGGCGTGGACGTCTATCGCGGGCGCGGCTGGCAGGCACAGCTCTACACGGCTGCCGTTGAAGCATTGCAGGGGGCGCTCAATGGCTAAGAAAGCATCGCCGGAAGAAGTCGCGGCGCACAACAAGGTCACGCAGACGATTCTCGTCGGCATCATCTGCGAGAAGATGGGCTGGTGCGTGCCGGGCCACGCCATTGCTGCCGCCACCGACATCATGGACGTGCTCGAGCGTCGCGGCTACGAGCCGCAGATACGCGGCCTCAACCAACTCGCCAACGGGAAGAGGGTGTAATGGCTGAGCTCAAGGTCAAGGACTGGAAACCGTCGTCGTGCGGGAAGTTCCAGACGGCGCAGGTCAAGAAGGGCCACAACCTCTACGGCGAGATCCGCAAATACACGAACGGCATGAGCATCTATTGGGCTTTCCGCAAGCCCGACGAGGTGTTCGTGGAGCTCGACGCCTGGGCGGTGGACACCGAGACGATCTCGGTCATGAAAAGCCGGCGCGTCACGCACATCGGCATCCTGGTCAGCAACGGCGACCAATACCTGACGCGCATCGAGACGATGACCGACAAGGACAAGGGCGCCGTGGTCCTCAACTACAGCAAGCACAAGGGCGCCCGGGGCAAGTTCGGCGCGCGCCAGTGGTATCTGCCGCGCTCGCAGTTCGTGCAGCAACTCGCGCCGCCGGAGTCAACCATCGAGCAGATGAAGATCAAAGGGCGCCGGTAAGTAAGCCGTTACGTGTTTGCTACAATGGGTCATTCTGAAATGAGGGAACCAACACGATGATTCTAGCCAGCGCGCTTATGTGCATGACTTTGAACATTTATTTCGAGGCACGCGACCAACCGATTGTCGGGCAATACGCGGTCGCCGCCGTCACCATGAACCGGGCCGGGGACGATCCGCACAAGGTCTGCGACGTGGTGATGCAGCCGCACCAGTTCAGTTGGACCGACAAGCTTCTGCGCCGGGACAAGGCAGGCTGGAAGCTGCGCAAGGCCGGCGTGCCCAAGGACGACTTCGCATGGGCTATGGCAAGCCGAGTCGCCTTCAACACGCTCAACGGCCACAAGATCGACCTCACGCACGGCGCGACCTACTACCACACGAAAGCCGTGCGCCCGAGCTGGCGCGAGAAGTTCGTCCACGCGGTGACCATCGGCGATCACATCTTTTATCGCGTCACGTAAGCAACCCGTTACTATACTGTCACCTGTAGCAAACAACTTTTCACCTATCAACCACTCAGGAGCCCCACCCGCATGTCCATCTCCTCGTTTTTCTCGAAGCTCTTTTTGCACGCCGCCACATGGGCGGTGCTGCTCTACGGTCTGCTCGCCCCGGCGCACGGCTACGAAAATCTCGCCGTGTTCGCGATGGGCATGATTTCGATCATGGGCCTCATCAGCACGATCATCAGCGGCGGCATCAATTCGCTCGACGTGCCGGGCAGCTTCTTCGGCAGACTCGCGTTCCGGCTATTCCAGACGTCGGTGGTGCTGCTGGTCATTATCCTGGTCGAGCACGGGCACTTCATATCCGCCACCCTCATGACGCTCATGTGGTTCGTGCGACAAGCCGCCTACCGTGAAGTGCGTATGCGCGAGAAAGCCTTCAAGCAGATGCTCGAGGAAGCGACCGCCCAGTTCGAGGAATTCGACAAGCAAGTCAACGCCGGAAAAGAGGTCGAGCAGCCTGCATTCGGCACGAAAGCGACCACGGCCCCGGTGAAGGTCAATCCGAACGCCGCGCGTGACCCCGCATTCGGTTACCCGTTCACCCCGAGCGACATCGCCGCAACCAGCGCATAACACATCACCCGCCGTAGAAACAGGGGCCGCGTGCCCCTGTTTAGCTTCCAGAACTTCGTCATGAAAATGACGCAATCGAATTCAGAACGAGGGAAACCATGCAGCCATACGGGGTGCTTTCCGATTCACATTGTCATGACTGGTCCGCATTCGCGACCGAAAACAGCGACCTGATTAACACGCGGCTCGCAGTCATCCTCGACGAGATCGAGCGGTGCGCGGCCGAAGTGCACAAGGTGGGCGGGGATACCGTCTACCACGCGGGCGACCTGTTCCACGTTCGCGGGCGCATCGCGCCGAGCGTGCTGAACCCGACGCGTGACCGCTTCGAACACATCTACCGGACCTACGGCGTGAAGTTCCGCCTGCTCCCGGGCAATCACGACCTGGAGCACAAGCATTCGAACCGCGTGGGCAACGCGATCGAGGCGATGCGCAGCCAGTGGGTCGAGGTCGGCCACGACACGCAGGTATTCCCCGAGCACAACGTCCTGATGGTCCCGTGGGTCGAGGGCGTCGCGGAGCTCAAGAAGCGCCTCGAGCTGGAGCGCGACAACCTGCTCGTGCAGAAGGAAGACCCGGCGCAATACGACCTCATCATCCATGCGCCGATCGACGGCGTGATCGAGGGCTTGCCCGACCACGGCCTCACCGGCGCGTGGCTCGAGGAGCTCGGCTTCAAGCGCGTGTTCAGCGGCCACTACCACAACCACAAGGAGATCGTGCCCGGCAAGGTCTGGTCGGTGGGCGCCACGAGTCACCAGACATGGGGCGATACCGGCAGCAAGGCGGGCTTCCTGACCGTGACCACCGAAGAAGTGAAGTGGCACTGCTCGCGCGCGCCGCACTTCGTGGACATCGAGGCGGGCATGGACCCGAGCGAGGTCGCGCTGCGCTGCGACGGAAATTACATCCGCGTCAAGGTCAGCAACGCGAAACCCTCCGAGGTGAGCGCGATCCGCGACGGTCTGATGAAACACGGCGCGCTCGGTGTGAACGTGAATGTCGTCAAGGTTCCGACGACGGGCCGCGCATCGACGAGCACAGTGAAAGCGGGCGCATCGGTCGAGATTCAGGTGACGGACTACATCAAGACGGCGGGCTTCGAGCACGCCGAGCTGGTCGCGCAGGGCGCGATCGCCGTTCTATCGGAGGCGGTATGACGGTCTGGGAACTCTCGGGCAAGGAGCTCGATCTGTGGGTCGCAAAAGCACTCGGTTTCGGCGACAAGGTTCGCTTCACCGAGTATGGCGAGGGCGACGAGGAGTGCTTCTTCTTCTATCCCGTTCGCGACGAGCAAGACGAGGTGATTCATGACGCCGGTGATCGTTGGTATCCATCGACTGAATGGGCGCAAGGCGGTCCGATCATCGAGCGCGAGCGAATCAGTATTGAGCGAAGTGGCGACGCCGCGAGCGGCGATGACAGGGCATACGCCTACATGATCCGCGCCGTTCTGGACGGACAGCATGGCGAGACTGCGCTGGTTGCGGCCATGCGCGTGTTCATCGCCTCGAAGTTCGGCGACGAGGTGTCGGAATGAGCGAAGAATGGCGCCCGGTCGTCGGCTACGAGGGCCACTACGAGGTGTCGGATCTGGGCGGGGTGCGCAGCATTCGCAACAACCACGGCAACCCACGTTGTCGCCCGTTGAAGCTCTCGATTTCGCACGACGGCTATCACCGCGTCCAGCTTTCGAAAGGCCGAGTGTTCAAGAAGTTCAAAGTCCACGTCCTTGTTCTTGAAGCGTTCGTCGGACCGCGCCCGGAAGGAATGCTGGGCTGTCATAACGACGATGACGGGCTCAACAATGATCTCGGCAATCTTCGCTGGGACACTCCGCGCGGTAACTACGACGATATTGTCAAGCGAGACGCGCGCAAGGGCACGCGACATAGCCAATGCACTATCACTGAGGACGTGGCGCGAAAGATCAAGACAGCAGCGAAGGACAAGACGCGATGGGCAAACGACATCGCAAAGGAGTTCGGGACGACAAAGGACGTTGTTCTGAACATTCGACGCAGCAAAACATGGGCATGGCTGGAGGTATAGATGGAAATTCTTAAACTACGCGCGGTGAATTTCCTCACCTTGGGGGATTCGGGCGACCTGAGCCTGAAAGATCGCGGCTTGGTATTAATACAAGGTGTGAACAAGGACGACACGTCCACCGAATCGAACGGCGCGGGCAAGAGCTCCATCGCCGACGCGCTGTGCTGGGCGCTCTTTGGCGCAACCGCGCGCGAAGAGTCGGGTGATTCGGTCATCAACGAGAAGGCGAAGAAGGGCACCTTCGTGTCGGTGATCCTGCAGGACGGCGAGACGGTCTACGACATTCGCCGCCACCGCAAGGACAAGCAGTTCAAGAACGCGACCACGATCACGCGCTGGAACCCGGCCGTCGAGTATCAGAACGGCGCGCAGGGCGAGCGCATCGAGAAGGGCACCGAGAAGGAGATCCAGCTCCAGATCAACGAGATCATCGGCTGCAACTACGACGTGTTCAAGTCGGCCATCTACGCGGGCCAGGAGGACATGCCCGACCTTCCGAAGATGACCGACAAGCCGCTCAAGATGCTGATCGAGAAGGCAGCGGGCATCGAGCGGCTCGAATCCGCCTACACGATCGCGAACCGCAAGCACGACGAGGCGAAGGCGGCGGTCGAGTCGGTCAATAACAAGGTGAGCCTGCTCGAATCGCAGGTGGTCAACTGGAAGGTGTCGCTCGCGCAAGCTGAGACGAACCACGCGCAGTTCGAGGCGGGCCGGCCGGCGGCGCAGCAGCAGTTCCTCGACCAGGCTGCGGCGGTCGCCGACGCGCTCAAGAAGAACTTCGCGAGCTACCAGTCCCTCAAGGAGGCGGAGGTCACGAAGGAGCGCGACGCGCTGCAAGCGGTCCTCGCAGACCACAAGAAGTTCGACGACCAGCACGACATGCTGCGCAAGGCAGAGAACGACGCGCTGCGCGCGTGGAGCATTCGTCAGAACGACTACGAGCGCGCCCGTGCACAGGTGTTGGCCGCGGTCGAGGCGGTGAAGAACGCGCCGGCCGCGATGGCGAAGCCCTGCACGGAATGCGGCAAGCCGCACACCGCGGAGGAGACGGGCGAGTTCGTGGCGCACCAGACCAAGCGCGCGAAGGAGCTGAGTGTCACTGCCGCGACGATCCAGTCCGAGGTGACGGGGCTGCAGAACGCCTACGCCGCTACGAAGCAAGCGACGGCCGACTACGCCGCGACCATCCCCGACGTATCGGCAACCAGTGCGCGGCTCACGCAGGTGCAGCAGACGCTCACGGCCTGCCAGCAGTTGAAGAACCTGATCCAGCGCCAGAAGACCGAGCACGATCGTCTGAAGGAAGAGGGCCAGAAGGCGCTCACCGCGACCAACCCGCACCAGTCGGCGATCGACTTGGGTCGGGAGAACGTCGGCAAGTGCGAGCAGGCGATCGACAAGCTCAAGGGCGACGCGGCCGAGCTCATCAAGGC